TCTCTCTTATAAGTATCAATTGGCAATACTCCTTGACTAAACTTTGTACGGTCAAACTTTTCACACTTACCAACTTCTTTAGCCATCTCAACACTAGCCTTGATTAGATAGTAACTAGTCTTTTCCATCCACTTAGCAACAAAGTTAGGAGCATCCTTATCCCAATACTTCAATCCTTCTTTAGCCAATAGAGCAGCCAAGTTACTTACACCTACACCAAGACTACGACGTTTCTTAGCAAAGTTTTCTGCGGCTGGTACGAAATAATCTTGATGTTCAATCAAAGCATCCAACATTCTAACGATAATGTCACAGACACTTTCCATTTCTTCATCATCTTTGATTTCTAACCAATTCAATGCAGCCAAGATACAAACACCAATTTCACCGTTCTTATCATTAACATCAGTGATTGGAATCAATGGATGATTAACTTCAAGACATAGATTGCTTGTATCTACTTGGTCCAACCAACTACCATGTTCATTTGCATGATCCACGAACATTGTATAAATACGTCCAGTTTCAAGTCTTTCTTTAGCTAATAATCCCATTAATTCACGTGCGGGTACTTTCTTCTTGAACTTAATGTTCTTGTTAGCTTCAGCCTTTTCATACTTTTCCTTGAATCCTTCCAAACCAAAAGTATTCCATAGTGAAGGACATTCATGATAACTAAACAATGTTACATCTTGATTTTTCAAGAAACGTTCGAAGATTAGTTTATCTAATCCAATACAATAATCCAACTTACGAACACGGTTATCATCTGTACCTTGATTGTTCTTCAATACAAGAATATCTAGAATATCATAGTGGAACCATGCAAAATTGACGGTGGCACTACCCCCTCTAATTCCGTTTTGGTGACAACTCTTTACGGTAGATTCAAATGCTTTAGCAAATGGAATTGGACCTGTATGCATTACTTCACCATTACGAATTGGTGCATTAGTAGCACGTAGTCTTGATAGATTCAATCCAATACCATAACGACTAGCTGTAGCAAATCCAACTGCACTATTGTTACTGAAGATACTACGAAGATCGTCATCTACAGTAAATAACGAACATGAAGCATAACTCTTCATTGGAGTTCTAACTCCAGCCATAATTGGTGTGGGTAGATTAATCTTATGTTTGCTAAAATAGTTATAAGCCTTCTTTACGTATTCAAGACGGTTTTCTTTATAATCTTTAAAGAAAGTCATTGCAATAAGCATATATGCAAATTGCGGTGTTTCATAAATAACCTTAGTAGCTCTATTTTGAACTAGATACTTATCGCACAACTGTTTAATACCAGCATATGTAAAGTTAAGATCTCTATCATGACGCAAATATTCATCCAATTTATCAAATTCTTGTTTGGTATACCATTCTAGAATTTCTTCATCATAAACCAATGCATCAACATTAGCTCTAACTAGATCATGTAGTTTAGGAGGATTCTTTCCACCCCAAACATTCTTTCTCAATCTATAATTCAATAGTCTTGATGCAACATATTGATAATTAGGCTTTTGTTCACTAATCAAATTTGACGCAGCTTCAATCAACATTGTATGAATGTCACCAGAAGACATCTTATCAAAGAATGATAGATGAGCATTCATAGCAACTTCTTCAAAACTAACATTTTTAACATCATCGGTTGCCCATTGCAAAACCTTATTGATTTTATCTGCACTAAACTTTTCTAAGTTTCCGTTACGTTTTTTAATATAAATTTCTTTATTCATATGGGTAAAAAATAATTATCCAATCGGGGAGAAAAAGACCAAAATAAAACTTTAAATAAATCTTGTTTTATAGAAACTTTTTCTCCCCAAATTGATATATAGGTTATTCACTGTCCTCTGTACTATGAGCATTCCACTTGTTGCTCATCATTTTCTTGACTACATTTTCTTCTTGACTCATTTCATTCAAGATACCCATACCTTCACGACTGTTTTCCGCAAAGATTCTGATATCACCACAACCAGCATTCATTCTATCTTCATCCATAGCAGCACGATTACTCTGTGAAGCACTCCAAATAGGAACTTGTAATTCACCAGCTACACCACGAAGTTCTTCATAAATACCACCAGCTTCACTATAACTATTACTATTACGTTCACTTTGTGATGGACGTAGAATATCAGCATAGTCAACAATAATCATGTCAACTTTGGTACCAAGAGTTTGAATACGTTCAGCATGAAGCTTCAAACTATGTGCAGATACTGTCTTGATCGGATAGTACTTAATGATCAATTTACCTGGAACTTCCGCAATCTTCTTCTTAACAATGTCAATATTGTTACGGATATTCTGGAAATCAATTCCAGTAAAACAAGCGTCATAACGTAGACCAACATAGTTTTCATTCAATTCCAACGTATAATGTAAAACATTCTTACCTTGTTTCATTGCCTCTGCACCCATCTTGGCAAGAACCCAACTCTTACCACTACCAGCACAAGCAGTAATAATTCCAAGTTCACCACCAGCAAGACCACCATCCATAATACTATCTACTTCTGTCCAATTAGTCTTGACGGTTTTACGAGCCATTTGACTCATACGCTTTTCAATATCAACCATGTATTCATGTCCAATATTGCGTTCCATACCAGCTTTCATCGCAACATCAACTACATGTTTGATTTTGTCATATTGACCACTCTTCAAATGGTCAACACTTTCCATAATAGCATTCTTAATCTTTTGATTCTTACAAAATTCAAGAAACTGTTCTTTGATATATTTCAAATCAGTATCACTGATTTTTTGATAAACCAAACGAAGTTGTTCTACAACTGATTGTTTCAACAAATCATTTTCAATACCATCTACTTTAACCTTAAAGACTGCCAAGGTTGGTAAATCTTTATATTGAAGAAAATAACTAATCGTTTCTTTAACGATAAATTTATGTGCATCAGTCTCAAAACTATCTGGTTCCAAGATATCACTGATACGTTCAATGAATGTTTTATCCGACACCAAACCACTAATACATTTGATTTGGAATTCAGATCCGAATTTTTTTAGGTTATCAATAATTTTTTCCGACATATTTTTAATATATTTTATCTACACCAACTCTATCATAGTTTTTCTGTAAACCAAGAATATTTACAGAACCATTGAATTAATTTTTCCAAATACTTCATTCAACCATATCATACTATTTGGAAAGTTATTTTGCATACAATCTTCCACCAACAATTTACTAAAACCAAACCTGTCAAGTTTACAGATTGGCTTTTCCATAATTTCATTAATTCTCAATTGCGAGAATGATTGAATTTGAGTATCATGCAACTGCATTAAATCATAATTACGTTGCATAACATCTTTGTTTTCCAACACACTATCATATAACTTCAATTTACCCTTATGGGTATCACTATAATTATATAATTCTTGTAATGTGTACCGTTTATCTTCTGTAAGAATGGGGTAACACTTGATAATAGTTTTTAATCCTGCACCTTTAATGCCGTCAATATTATCACTATCATCACCTTCCATTACTCTATAGTTTATAAAGTTCTTACAACTAATACCATATTCCAATAGAATTTCTGCACATCCATACAATTTCTTTTTGGTTGGACTCCAGATTTTAACTCTATCTCCAGCTAATTGTAAGAAATCTTTATCAGCACTCATAATGGTAACATTACTATTTTTAAAATATTCTGTTGCCAAATATGCAATTGTGTCATCAGCTTCAATATGATCAATTGCCATAGTTGTTACAGGCAATTTATCTAAATATTGAACGGTTCTTAACAACTGTTTCTTTAGATTTTTATCTTCAGTATCTGGTGTAGTAAGATCATCATAAGCTCTATTAAGCCTAATCTTAGTCTTTCTACCACTTTTATATTGAGGATAAATCTTCCGTCTTTTCAGTGAACCCCCTTGACCATCAGATACAACTACAATCTTTGTGGGATTAATTAGTTTAGCTGCATAACCAATGCTTTTTAAACACCCTGCAATTCCACCAGTATGATTACCATTGGAATTGAGGGAGGGGGAGGCCATGAACGCTCTAATAAAAGTGTTCATGAAATCAACAATTAGTATTTCAGATTCGGAGGATCTATTCAATCCTCCAACTCTGTCTTCTTGTTTTACATTATCAAATAAAGAAAACAACCTCTTTTTTTCACTGTCAGATAGATTACTCATTCTCAGATGATACACCAGCATCTTCATCATTGTCAACAACTGCGTCATCAACAATGATACTATTTGGATCTTTGTACTTCATAATTACAGAATCACAAATCTTCAAGTAAACTTCTTCACTCAAAGTTTTATCTGTTTTCATTGTTTCTACAAAGTCTTTGGATTGAAACTTCCATTCACTTCCATCATCTTTTTTATAGGTATAATAAGCACCACCTTGTTTAATCAAGTTGTTTTCTTTCAATACCTTAATCCAAGAACCATAATCTGCAATTCCACTATCAAAGTAAATATCAAAAGAAGCTTGACGTTGTGGTGGACCCATACGGTTCTTGACAACTACTGCTTTACATTCATTGCCAATAACTTCTTCACCCTTCTTGAGTTTACCTGTGTTGTTCAAACGAACACGAACTGAACAATGATAAGCAAGTGATTTACCACCTGACACTACATACTTATCACCAAATGCCATAGCATTTAGATTTTGACGCAATTGGTTAGTAAATACAGTAAGAACTTTCTGTTTACCAATCATGTTGGTAATCTTTCTCATAGCCTTACTAATAATAATAGATTTACCAGTAGCAAATCCATCTTTACCATGATCACTTTCCAATTCTACTTTTGTTGATGCAGCAGCAACAGAATCAACAATGATTGTAAGAATACGATCTTTATTGGACTTTCTTACAATTCCAATCATTTGTTCCATCTTTTCAAAAATATCTTCAACGGTTTCACATTGAACATATAGAAGTTTTGATAGATCTACACCAAGACTTTTCCAGAATTCTGGAGCAGCAGCATTTTCAGTGTCAATAACAACTGCAATACCACCTTTCTTTTGTGTATCTGCAACAACATGAGCAGACACTAGACTCTTACCAGTTCCTTCCAATCCATTGAATTCAACCATCTTACCAACTGGTAAACCACCATGAGGACGATTACTAATGGCCAAATCAAGAATAGAAGAACCTGTGCTAATCCAATCACTAATTTCGGCGGGATTTTCTTGTTCATCCAAGAAATAAGCAATCTTACCGCCATCTTTATTTGCTTTATTTAACTCATTTGCGAGTAACTCTACTAACTCATCTCTTTGAGGAGTTTCTTGTGTAACTTGATTTTTCTTTTTCATAATAATATAAAACTAAAATAGGGGTGGCAGTAATATATACTACCACCCCATTACAAACAATTTATTTAACTGTTAAACAAATTATCAAAAGCGGCTGCTACATCATCCGTATTTGATTTTGATGCCTTTGCACTTGGTGATGCGGTAGGACTTTTAACTGCACTTGGTGCTGGTGTTGAAGGTGCGGTAAATGGAGCATCATCTTCAACAATAGTGTTGACGGTTCCTTCAGGAGATTGAGTTTCTGGATTCAACCATGCATTCATTACTCCCTTGAGTTCTTCATATGAAAATTCTGGGAACAAATCCAAAATATTGGTTTGTTGTGTTAGAATATCTTTTTGAGCGACATCAATTGCAACACTTGCATTTGGCTTAACACGAATTGTAGTTTCTGGGAATGACTTGCCAGAATCTTCTGCGGTACGAAATTCTACTACAATATCACGGCCATTTACCAAATCAGTAATATCACCATAATCAACGTCGTTGATGATGCTTAGAATTTCTTGGTAAACATTCTTGCCGAATCCCCAGAAACGAACACCTTCACCTTCTTCACCACGAACGATGATAGGAGCATATGTACGCATCTTTGGTTCCATCTTCTTACCCAAAATCCAGTCTTCCTTGTTTCCGGTCTTCTTCATACGATTAGACCATTCAACGATTGGATCAGGACGGTTAAAACTATCGGGAGATAGATAAGTCTTGTTGTTGATATTATAGTGGAACTTCAACTCAATAAAAGGATTATCAGGTTGATACTTGTAGGGAACGATACGAACCACTTGTTTTCCAGGCTTTGGTTTCCAAATTAGATTGGTTTTGTTGCCTTGGTTTGTTAGAGAGCTCAAACGGCTCTTCAATTTTGATATGTCTAATGCCATAATTTTTTAATTATTAATTTAGTTAATTAGTTAATTAGATAACTCACACGAATTATTTAACGACAACCAATTAAGTTGTCATCAATATATATGACATCCGAAAAGATTTCAACTTATTATATCAAAAATTTTGACAGAGACAATTTTGACTGATACTTCGCTCGTTAAAATAATTGAATTTCTGTAGAGATTCCAATCCAATTGAAATGTTTTATCAAAAACACCATTGTTTTCTTCAGCAATCAACTTGTTCATCGCATTCAAAGTATAAAGAGTATTTGTTTCTTTTTTTCTATGAACACTAATGGTGTTACGAAATTTCATCGTATTCCCATCGATTATGTCAACATTATATGTAGCATACAATTCTTTTGGATTGTTGACATTACACAACAAAAATATTTTACCGTTAATAACACTATAGAAACTTTTTATTTCTTGGATAATGTCATTATATTCTTTAGAATTGGTAAATGTACACAATAGTTGTTTATTCTTCATTTATTTTATTATTAATTGTTTACCATCTATATTCCACAATTTACCAACATAATCTCCCGAAGAATCAAACCAACTATTTCTTTTGTTATAAAATCCAAATTTTAAAGCTTCTTCTAAAGTATATTCATTAGTCAATGCTTTTTCAATTGCTAAAGCATCTTGTTCTTTTTCTTCAGGAGTTCTATCATCACTCTTTTTTTGTTGTGGTTCTGGTTGTTGAACAGATTGAGTTTGTTGTGGTTCAAATTCAATTTGTTGACCACTTGGTTGTTCTGGTTGTTCATCTCCTGTAAACACATTGGCTTGACCCTTTTTTGGATTTTCTTCAAAATGAGTACCTCTTTGAATAGCTTTTTGTTTGTATTCAGGAGTTGGAAATGTTACGAGAATACCGTTTGAATTGTATGCTTGTCTTTCTGGATATTTACCTTCAAGCATTTTATTCAAATATTGATTGACAATTTTAGAATCTATATTTGATTCTAATAGATATTCTCTTAGTACTTCAATATGTTCTTGTTTAGAAATGTCAAATATACCGTTTTCAATTGAATTGTCGGTACTTGCCTTTTCTAATGCTTCAAAAAATATTTGTTTGATGTTCATAATTAAAATACATC